GGATTGTCCGATTATACCGTAAGTCGATGATCCGATGATGAATCCCTCGACTATAGGCTCAAGTGTTGTTACTGTGCATTTCATTGAATTAGGGGTGATGTCCCATGCCAAGCCCTGCACCTGCAAGGTCTTCACGATTGTACTGCCGTCTGGTTGGACGTTAGTAATCTTCACATTGTCAAAGTAATCGAGGCCGATCATGGTATCGGTAGGGACTGCTGTATCAAGTAGATCAACCGTCATCGCATCGATGCGGATCGTGGTCTCTGCTCTAGTTGCCACGTATATCTTGGCAATGTCTAGGACTTGAGCATCTGTCTCTGGAATCATCTCTGTGACTGTGGTGCCATGTGGGAAGCATTTAGCCGATGAATCAACGTTCACGGCGGTCTGGGCTGTGCCGCCAATGCGTGTCATGCTTGCCTGATTGACGATCAGTTTATCATCGAAGGCGTACTTAAGATCAGAGTAGGGAATCCCTGTTGTCTGATTGAACTCAATAGGTGCAACCGCTAAAGATCCCACGACATCGGTGCGATCCTTAAACTCTGCTGTGCCGTCTGTGCGTATAAAGAATGCACCCTGTTCTGCGAACTCTGCCGCCTTAAGAGCTGCAAGGGATGTTCGAGCTGTGCCTGGATCTGCCTGGACTGTTGTGCTGCCTGTGTCTGTAATTCGCATCGATGTAGGGAATGAGACTTGATCGAGGATCTTAGTAATACGGGTGCCAGTGGTCTGGCCTGCTGTTGCCCCTGAGACAGTGGAGACGTTAGCCATCTGAAAGAGTCTAAAGGCATCGGAACAGATGATATCTACGTAGCCGATCTCCTGCCCTGTTGGGTAATAATACTTATAGGAATCTACATAACCAGAAAAGAGAAAGTGCTGAGTGGTCGCCGTAGTAGCAGCTACTCGGATCTTACGGAGTGGAGTGAGATAGCCAAAATAGGGGCTAGAAGCATTCTGCGGATTGAAGTATGAGTCAGGGTCTAAGACTCGGACCGTACAGCTACCGGACTCGTACGTGTCGCGCATGATGTTTCTTCCACGACTGATTTTAATGGATCGAGTGACGCTACTGAGATCGACTACAGGGTCAGGGACTTCTGTAGATGCAAACTGTGAGACACCTATTACGCCGTTAATCGGGTCGCCGATAGTAAAGGGGTAGCCAAACGTAGCCCCTTGGCTAAAGTCGAAAGATACCGAGATAGTGGCTGGAAGGGTCATAGTGCGATAGCACCCTTAGCGCCGAATCTATTTGTCTGGCTAAATGATCCAGAGAGTGAGTCGTTAATCTGACCATCGCGGATTGCTCCCCCGACTGTCTGGCCGTCAAGTTCTACGGTGATGTTTATCTGTGGCACTGCTGCGCTTCTGCCACGTAGGTCTTCAAGGCCTAGGGCTCCACCAACTGCGCCTGCGCCCATGTCGTTGAAGCTAGGGATCACAGCGCCTTGTCCGCGTAAATCTTCTAAGCCTAGGGCTCCGCCGATTGGTCCAAGGTTAGGGATTTTCCAATTACGGTAAGGGTTAGGAGCTTCTGGAGTAGCGAGTAAGGCTAGTTTCAATTCGTTGTTACGTTTGACCGCTGCTTCTAAATCTTTGGCAAGTTTCTCTGCAAGTGTGCCGTTACCTTCGAGGATGGCCTTCTGTAATTCTAAAGAGATGCGATCTGTTTCGCTGATCTTACCCTTGAGTGCTGCCTCGATACCGATGAGGTCAAGGTTAAGAGTCTTTGAGGCCTTCTGTAAGGATAGGTTCTTCTTCTGCAAAGCTAGAGACTTTGCTTGCATTGCTGCTAATTGTTTTGCACGCTTGGCGGCTTCTTCTTCTGCTTTCCTGCGAGCTGCCGCATTAGGATCTTCGGGCATGGGGCCAAGGGCTGAACTAGGATATCCGCCCATTCTCACAATTGCTGCAATGCGAGCGCGTTCTGCAATTCGCTCTTCATTTCCAGTAAGACGATCTAAGAAGTCAGTAATCTGACCAGCGAAACCAGCCTCAGGACCCGAGGTCGCAGTTGCAAAATTCTTTAACTTACTTGCAAGTTTTCCTATTTCTACAATTACGTTTGCAGTATTTGTTGCAAATGTTTGCATGCTTATGGCTAATTGATCTATTGTCGTATCACCTGAAAGAATCATTAAGGCATCTATTAAACCTTTACCTATGATCTCTTTAGCTTCACCCGCTGCGGTAGATAAGACTCCCATCTTGCCAGCGAAAGTCTCTAGATAGGCTGCATTAGATCCCTTGAACTGGTCGCCAAGTTGTTTCTGAATATCAGTAAAACTCATAGTAGCTAATTCAGCTTTGGTTAGACCAAGTTTATATTTGTTTAATCCTTTAGTCTGTCCTACATAGGCTTTAGTTAAATCTTCAACGACGGTCTCATAATCAACGCCAGAACCGCGAGAGATGTCTAGGGCTTGGGTAAGTAATTCTGTGGACTTAGCAACCGAGCCAGTAGTTTGTAATAGCTTCTGCATCGCTGGGCGAAGTTGGTCATCTGTAACGCCAGAGGCCTTCGATAGTTGAGAAATAAACTCCTCGATGCGTGGAGTCTCAAAGGCTAAACCTAAGTTCTTAACAGATTGAGCAAGTCTTACTGCTGCCTGCTCGTCTTCAATGAATGCCTTGGCTGCATTCTTGGCAAACTTGAGAAGCTGCTGAGCGCCGAAGGTTGCCGCTAGTGCGCCGCCTAACCTCTTTACGCCTTTTTCTAAAGTGCTAGTGGCTTTACCTGCTTGGTTAAATGCCTTCTGGCCTTTGAACTCGCCAATAATCGGGATGCGTAACTCAGCCATTGTTGCCTCTCGCGTTAAACTTAGCGGCAGCGGTTTCCAGTGCCTTAATCACGCCAGCCTTTGCCTTGCCCTCATCTTGCTCGTAAGCCTTAAACATGGCACGGCCTGACATCTTGCCTCGGCCTGTGAGTTGTCCTGAGAATCGAGGCGTGAAGTTGCCAGAGATGCCTGACTTACGTCCAGCGGTTTCAACAATCGCACCTGCTGCGGTCTTGTTGTGAATCGATACAGTCTGGACCCAACCATTACGATTAGGCTTGGTCGGTGTCAGCTTGTAACCGATGCCTCGACGTGCTTCGCTTGCGTCGTACATTGGGAACTTGGCCGTCTTAACTTCATGCTTGACGAATCCAGAAGGTGCATCTGAGTTAGATGGCAAGAATCCGCGAGCCTTCTTTACCAATGGCTTTAAGAATCCCACCATCTCGTCACGTGTTTCTTTGTCGAGATCGGGCGCAAACTTCTTAAGGGCTTTGCGAAGGTCACTAGCGCCTTTTAGCTCTGTAGGCATCTGCTTGCTCCTTCGCTCGGTCTTTCAATGCTTTCAGTAACATCTGGAGCATTGATGAATCTAAATTGATTAAATCTTGTGGAGGGATAGCCGTCTCAATGCTCAAGCGAGCGATGAGATAGTGGATGCTATCCCTGCCTAGGCCAAAGGGTCAGACTCTGCAACCTCTACACTCTTTAGAGTTTCGAGAAAGTCTGCGCCGAATGGCTTGACTGTGACTCCACTTAGTCGAAGGCCTTCCCATGCCAACCAATAAACGTCTGACTGCTTTTCATCATCGCGAAACGCTTTGTGAAATCCCTTTTTGGCATATAACTCGAACGCGTATTCGAGTCGAGGAGTAATCTCGATCTCGGTAATGCTGTTGTCTGCCATTGTGACGATTAACTTTGCCATGCTGTGCCCCTTTGTTTAGTTTCTTAGAATGTGCCTGTAGTAGCAACTACTGTAGTGCCTGATACGTTAAATGTCAGGCTCTGAACTGCTAGATCAGCAACTGCGCCATTGATGTCTGTGGTGCCGTTGATGAGGCAGGTCATTGTGTAGAGAGGGTTAGTCGCAGATACTGCTGTTCCCTTTTCCTGTAGTAGAACTATTGTGACGTTAGTTCCCCAAGCAGCTTGCAAGGTCTGTAGGACGTTGGATGTAGCTGTGTCATTGAGGAAGTCGATTGTGACTGATGATGCCTCAAGGCCTTTAACGAACTTGTGTCCGCCATCGCCCATCGCTGTCACTTCAAGTTCGTCGAAAGTGCGACTAAGTGTTACTGCGGTAACGTGATCTGATAGATCGACTGAGTTAACCTTCACGCCGACCTTGTTATTTAAGAATACAGCCATGAGATTATTCCTCGTCTTTCTTAGTAGTTACTGGCTTAGGTGTTGATGGTGCTACCTGCCCGATCTTGATCAGGAAGGCTTCTTGCTCTTTTTCCCACTCGGACATTTTAGCTCCAACTCGTTAGGACTGAGATATTGATATTGCAGGTTAGTAGATCACCAGAGACGGCACTCAGGACAGCCGGAGCCGATACCTGGGTGACGTTGTAGGTGTAGGAAGATGCAGCGAGCAGGTTAAAAACCCGGACGATGTTATCTTCCATTCCGTTCAGGTTGCCTTCATTATCAAGCAAGGGAACCATCACAGAAATAACGAAGTTAGCCATTGGCGAAATCGACGCATGCCAGCCGTTAGACGGTGAGATGTAGGGATCTGCTGGCGCGACTATGACGCTGTTAGCAATAGGGGTCGCAGGTGGGAAGCTGAATACTGAATACTTTGTGTTATCTGTAAGAGCTGCTGCGATACCTGCGCGGAGTGTTGAGATGGCGGCCATTAGCCCACCATCGATCTCGGATCAAGATACGGCGCGATAAGGCCACGGACGCGAGCAAGTAAAGTGTTGCCCATGCGGTAGGGACTTGGCTGATAGCCATCGATTGTCACGCCGCCAGATGATGGCGCTTGGCGAGATTGCCAGATATCAATCGAGATCATAAGTGCGGCTTCTTGAATCGCTGGCACTGTTGAAGGGTCGAGATAAGTATCTGCGGCGAGTAGGCCGTAAGGATTGATAGGATGGCGCGGTGTTACGGCGTTATTGTTGCCTGTGATCGCGTAAGTGATGGATCGAGTGTCGCGTCCTGTGATGGTCTTCGATCCGTTGTGCTTAGATCCAGCGCCTGTGATGTTTACAGTTTGGCCAACATAAAGGACATCGACGATTGAATCTGCAAAATATGAAGTGCCTGTGTTGGCTGTGTTGCTGTGCCCAATAATCGAAAGAGTGTTCGCCCAAATGAAAGGGAGAAGGACATTATCCGCAGCGTCACAAACTTGCTGCAAGACTGCATCAGCGTAGAGGGTGCCGACGCCTAGGGCGGTGCGGAGCTCTGCAACTGTTGTTAATGCCATGCTCTGATCCTTTCTAAAGACTGGCGGCGGAGAAGGGCACTCCGCCGCCAGCGACTTAGTGTGGCTTACGCCTTGTTATTCTTAAATGCGCCTGCGCCGACCTTTGTAGCGATTGCTCCGAAGCCGTAGTAGCCGATTGTAACCTGACCTGCTGCTGTTGATTCAGCGCGTAGGCGGTATGTTGGTGACTCGTACCATGTGTACGCGTCTGGGTTTACGACGAGGATTGTTCCATCGCCATCGCCTGCGTTTGTAGGATCGACGTAGAGGTTAAGACCTGCAACGTTACCTGTGAGTGATGTAGGTGCTACTGCTCCGCCTGCGTTCATTGGCTGAGATGCTGTGTAGATTGGACGTCCTGCATCGTTGAGTGACATGATGTTTGACCATTGTCCGGTGCTTACGACCATGTTACGAGCGAATGGGTTAGGTAGGCCTGCTGTTGCGCCATATACAGATGCTGATCCGCGAGCAACGATACCGAGAAGCTCTGCAGCTGTTGGGTATGTGACTGTTGTGGTTGCATCTGCTGTTGCGCCTGCGATAAGTGCAGCGTTTACTGCTGCGTTTGTTGTCTTTGCGTAAGCTGCTGCCATGTTGCGGACGAGCTCATCAAAGAATGCTGGAGATGTACGATCTAGCAATTCAACAGAGAATGTCTGCTGTCCTGCGTACTTCTTAACAGATACTGAGAGGAATGCTGCATTCTGATCTGTGTCAGAGAATGCTGCGTCTTCTGCTGTTTCTGCAACTGTTGGCATCTGTGTGATCTTTGGGATCTCGAAAGTCATGCCTGCATCTGGAAGAACTCCGCGTGAGATCGCATCGATCGATGGGCGGATAGTTGTACCAAGTGGGTTAATGATCTCTGAGAGCTGACGTGTTGGCACGAGACCAGCGTTGTCAGTTGTGTTATCTGCTGCTGCGATCCATTGACGAGCTGAGTCGTCTCCGAGTGCTGCGCGGATTGTGTTCTCTGCGTACTTTGCAGCTGTTAGTTCAATGCGTGGCTTTGTGTAAGCCATTGCTGTTACAGCAGGGCGAGCAGCTTCAACTGCGGCAGCCTCAACTGTAGGTGTTGCTTC